CTGCGTTGATTGCATCTCTGTTTTCACGCATTTTTTCCTTGAGTGCCTCTGCCTTTTCTGAAAGTAAGGTAATTCCTAATAACTGTTCAATGATCATTCTCTGATCATTTCCTTTCATAGATAAGAAAGGTTCGGTATATGTGTTTAGAGCAAGAATGTGTTTAAACATATCATGACTCATGCCAAATAAATCTTCAATGGCTTTCTGTGTTTCTCTGCTATCGCCTTGTGCTTCGTCAGTATCTGATGCTTCTTGTTCAGTTCCGTTAACTGTAAACTTCAATATGTTAGGCTTTCTACCTCTGTGTATTGAATATTCAACACCATCTTTTTCAAATTCGATAGTAACCAGCATACCCTTACCATTAATTTTATTGATAAGGTTATCACGTTTAATATTTGTCAGTGCGTTCCCGTATATTGCATAACTTAATGCATTAACAATAGTGGTTTTACCAGTGCCGTTTCTGGAACCACTATCGTCTCCGCCTAAGTCAAGGTTCTCACCTAATACCAAGGTAAGTTCGCCCTTGTCAAAATCGATTGCTTGGGTTTGATTACCCACACTCATAAAATTCTTAACTGTTATATTTTTAATCTTGATCATAGGTCTTGATAAATCTCCGTCAGCATACGCTTGTCATACGTTTCGCTGTCTAACTGTTCTATCTGATTCATTACAATAGTATCAACACTTTCAAATGAAAGATCAATAGGATCAATATTTGATTCCACTTCAACCTTTTCTGGAATTAGCATTAGTTCACGCAATTTAAATTGGGGAATAAACTGTTCCTTGATAAAGTTTGCTTCTTCAAATGTAATCTGTACGTCGATAGTTACCCTGGCGTGCATTTTTTCTTTTAAATGATCCTCGGGTTTTTCTAACAATTGGCTCAATTTAAATGTTCTATAAACTGGCTGATCGTCCCAAGTCTTGTATTCGGGTGTTCCACCCCATTCGAGTATCATCATACCACGCTCGTCGTCCCATGCATCTGCATAGTTGTGTGGAAATGCATTACCGATGTAGGTTACATTACCTTTAGTTTGGCGTTTGTGGAAGTGTCCTGAGAACACATATTCCTGATTGACAAAATGATCTGGTTGTAGTTCACCATGGTCTGGCATCTCCACCATTGCGTTCATCTTGAAGTATGGAAGTTCAAAGTGTCCAAACACGTATCTACTTTTAATATTCTTAACTGTCTTCCATTCTTCTCCAACTAACCACGGAAGTAATGTTACTTCACCTTCTGTAAATATTTTAGTGATAGGAACAATGTTAGGAAATAATCGCATGAATTCGATAGAATTGATTTCACGCTTGTCCTTGTAGAACAAATCATGGTTACCAACCATGAAATAAACTTTTTCAAATGTTTGGTTAAGTCTTTCTAAGTTTGAAACTGTATAGTTCATTGTGCTGACATCAGTGGTCGCACGGTTATGGTGCCAGTCTCCTAAAAAGATACAGGTCTCAGCACCAGCGGCTTTGGCTTGTTCGCAAAACCATTTAACAAAATCTTCACAATCTATGTTGTGTGTCCTGCTACCACTCTTCATTCCAAAGTGAATGTCTGTGAAGCAGGCTGCTTTCTTAAATAACGGCATTTTTACTCCTTATGTTATTGTAACTAACTTTAGGCGTCTTGTCAAGTCTATTATTCTTCGGATTTTTTATCAGTAGTCCTGGGTGTTTCCATTCCATTGTTACGACCCGATTCCTGTCTAGTCCAACTAGGATTCATTCCGTTCATTTCAAGGATGTCGTCTCTAATGTTTTGATTGCGTTTTTCAATGTTGATAATACGCACAAATGAATTAGTGACTGCTGCTGTGTAGTAAGCAAACGGGTTGTTTGATTTGCTTTCATCAAACTGTAAACCAATTTGAGCAAGTTGCAGTATTGCTTGTCCTTTCATTTCGTCATTGTAGGTGTATCCTCTTACATTACCACGGGTAGCATAGCGATCGCATAGTTTCATAAACATTCTAGCAAGATCATTAGTCATCTGTCCTTTTTTAAGAGCAAAGTGTCCGTTTTCCATACCGCCTTCCCAATGGCTCTTGCCCACGCAGATTAGGTTGTCCTTCTCATCAAACTTCCAATGTTGGAATGGTGGAAAGTTAACTTTTACGTGACTGTCAGCAGTATTCTTTTTGGTTTTCTTTCTTGTAAGATCCTCGGGAATGTGTTCAAATGTCATTATACGGAAGATTAGATCATGTTTTTCCATTTTTCTATAATCTATTTCAAACTGTTTTGCTGGAATCTTTTTACCGGCCGCTTCAACGGCTGCTTCGTGTGCTTGTTTGGCTAATCTAGCAGCACGATTTCTTTTTGCTTCTGCTATGGTCCTTATGTTAATTTTTTCTAGGCTTGGCAGGATAATGTCATATTGATGATATTCCTCGTCTATGAACGAACAAAATGTATTTTTGCTGCGGTGTATCTCTGCCAAAAGGTCTTTATTTGTAAGATATTTAATTTTTTGCATGTTTTAGATAGTTCTCCTAATATTTATTATAATAGCACATAATGAAAGAAATAAATAGAGTAAAGATAAGGAAATATTACCAAAATGGCAGGATTAAACATAAACCCATTACCGTTCCTAGTGCAAAAGGTCGATCAGGGTATTCAACAGGCAATAGCAGCCTATGATGAAGCAAAACCTAAGATTGGAGCAGAACTGGAAAAAGCAAATTTAGATGCAAAGGTTGCACAATTGTCAGGACAGGTAGGAAGCGGATACAACCAGGCATCGGGCGCCGGCGGAACATTCTTTGATCAAATAAACACGGGAATGGGACAGGTAAAAGATACCGTTAACAGTCCTCTAGGAAATGGTTCAATAAGTTCACTGACTGACGGCGGGACATTCGGAGCCATTGGTGATTTTGCCAAGGGAGTTGGCAAAGACATAAGTGGAGTTTTAGGAAAGTTCAGCGGCGGCGATTTAGCCGGCGGATTTCAAGATCTAGCAAAAGGAATATCCAAAGGTGCTGGAGCACTTAACGATTTGTTAAGCCTGAAGAGAGCAGAGAACTTACCTCAGAATGGCGAGCTGTTTAAAAATACTGGACAAGGAATAACAGTACAACCTCATGACAGTGATGACTGGCGTGTTAGAATTACCTGCGATTGGACTCTGTTCTCAGGCAATCCGTTGTTTGCACCTTTGAATGATGAAGGAACCAGAGGAGTTGTGTTTCCTATACTTCCACAGATACAATATTCAACAAAGGCAAACTACACATCCATCGATCCTATACACAACAACTATCCATTCCAAGCCTATAAGAACAGTGAAGTGGATGCGATTTCTATAGATGGAACCTTTATCTGCGAAAACGAAACCCAAGCAGCATATTGGATTAGTTCAGTAGCATTTTTTAGAACTATGACAAAGATGTTTTTTGGCCAAGGTGCTAATGCAGGTGCTCCACCGCCTGTTTGTCAACTCAGTGGATATGGTGCTAGTTTCTTTGACAATGTTCCTGTGGTTGTTAAATCATTTAGTGTCGACATGCCCAATGATGTCAACTATATACGTTGTGACAAGTTTGGAACAAATACATGGGTTCCTGTCACAAGCAGTTTTTCAGTTCAAGTACAACCAGTTTACAATAGAAGAAACTTAAGACAGTTTAGTTTAACAGATTATGCACGAGGAACATTAAAAACTCCTTCGGGACAAGGATACTTATAATATGGCAATATACCAATCAACTTCGCCATACTCTATTACGGAACAAAATAATCTTTATCTTGATTTGTTAAAGATTAGACCAGTTCCGGCTGAGGCAGACGATTTTCTTTACACGATTGAAAACCAATACAAGCATAGACCTGATCTGTTAGCATATGATCTATACGGAGATCCTAAGTTGTGGTGGGTGTTTACACAAAGAAACATGGAAGTGATAAAAGACCCAATTTACGATTTTGAACCCGGAAAAAGAATTTACATTCCTAAAGAATCCAACTTGAAAAAATTCTTAGGAGTCTAGTATGAATGCTGAATTCGTAGAAAGAAGAATACAGAGCAACGGTGAAACCTCCAATACTAATATTGACAGGTCACAACCTTATATTGACAAGATATTATTTGGTCAAAAGACTCGTATCTACGGAACACAGGAACAGTTAGATAGATATCAAAACAAAAAGCCAGACGGAACTACGCAACAGTATGCCGCAGCAGACACGGCTATCACGAAGGCGTATGCTTTCTTAACACAGAAAAAAGAAGGTGCTACTACAAAAGTAGATGCACAGGCCGGTTCGAAAGAAGAAAAAACAGAAACGGTAAGAACAAATTCTCAGGAAAATTTACCAGCATCAGGAGGATACAATCTAACCAATGTTGTTCCAAATCCTCTTCAGCAATTTGCCACGTACAACTCTTTATGGACCATGGCAGTCTTAACTCCTAAACAATTTAATAATCCAAGCCTTTATAGGCTTGCAGATGGATTAAGTTTTGCAGCACAGAGTTACGATGTAAAGACCGCTTTCAAGGATGCCATTACTGGCGGATTTGAATCAAAATCAACTAATCTATCATCAAGCATTATATTTTCATCCGCAGGTAGAGATTTTATCAAGGATGGTAAATCTTCAAGGGTAGCAACAGAATACGGCACTCCTGAATATTTTATAGACAATTTTGAGATGACCAGCGTTATCGCTGCTAACCCAAAGACGGGAAACCAGAACGCAGTTAGTTTTACTTTTAATGTTAAAGAACCTTTCAGTATGGGTCTGTTTCTACAGAGTATGCAGGTGGCAGCAATCAAGGCAGGATACGTAAATTATTTAGATTCGCCCTTCTTGCTAAAACTCGACATTATAGGATTCAATGAAGATGGATCAATTAGAAAATCTATCAAGCCTAAGTATTTTATTTTAAAACTCAAGAAAGTTACTTTTAATGTTGATGAGTCAGGAAGCAGTTATAACGTTGAAGCCTATCCGTATAATCATCAAGGCTTTGCTGATACGGTCGACACAGCATGGACTGATATAGTTATTCAGGGTACGGGAGATTTTAGAGCCGAGGCAGCGTTTAATAACGACGCTGATAAAAATACAGTTAAGGATGTGTTGGCAACAGGCGCAAAAAGTCTTGTAAAACTTTTAAACAGTAACGAAGAAAAATTAGTCAAAGAAGGAAAATACAAGATTAAGGATGTTTACGAAATACACTTTCCTGAAGTAGCCAGTAAGAGATATACAGAGCAAACAGCAGATAGTGTTTCTGGAGATGCTGGTGCAACAGCAGATCCAAAAGATCCTGGCAAAAAAGTAGTAGGTGGTAGCGATGTTCAAACAACAACAAATAAAAATATCGGTAACAATGCTATTGCTAAATCAGGATTTGGTTTTGGTGTAGGAAAGGGAGGTAATTTTCCTTTCAAAGATGATAAGGAAGTGGCTGATGAAAAAACTGGTAGAATAAAAAGAGGAGTGATGGAAATTCATGAAGGAAACAGATCATTTCATTTTACACAGGCTCAGAAACTAACAGACATCATAACTCAGGTAATTTTAAGTTCAACATTTGCAAAACAAGCGACACAAAAAGCAACCAAAGCAGATGGAATGATAGATTGGTTTAAAATTGATGTCCAGGTTGAATTTTTAGAGTATGACGATTTAATTGGAGATTATGCAAAGAAATTTATTTATAGAGTAGTTCCCTTTAAGGTACATTCTAGCATCTTTGGTAACCCTAATTCAGTTCCAGTTGGAATAACTGAAATTGAAAAAACTATAGTTAAGAGATACGATTACATATACACCGGACTAAACACTGAAGTTTTAAATTTTGAAATCAAGATTGACTACTTGTTTTATACTGGAGGTGCTCCTGCAACAGAAGCAAAAACAAAAAACGAACAAGCACCAGATCAAAAAGGTGTTGCTGAACAAACGCCAAAAGAAACTACAACAGGAGAAGGTAACGAGAAGAAAGCACAGACTGCGTTTCTTGGTAAATCTAAAATTAAGAAAACTCCAGATCAGTTTACTCTAATGAAAGGTGGTGCAGGCACAACCGATGTTGAACAAAAAGTCGCTGAAGCATTTCAAAACGCATTCATTAACGTGACATCTGCGGACTTAGTCAAGGTAGAATTAGAAATTATGGGAGACACCTATTGGCTGGTTGACAGTGGATTTTCAAATTACTTTGCAAAGGAATCAGCAAAATCTCCTCTAATGACCGAGGATGGAACAGCAAACTACGAAGGACAGGATGTATACATTTTTATAACATTTAGAACTCCTGCCGATGTTAATCAGAGAACTGGTAATTTTGAATTTAATAAAGACAAGGTAAGTCCATTTACAGGAATTTATAGGGTGGTTAAATGTTTGACTAGATTTGCAGAAGGACAATTTAGACAGACACTAACCTGCGTGAGATTGCAAGCACAACCTAGTGACTTTGCTGATAAAATTAAAACTGATAAGACAAATAATACAACAACTAAAGTTGGCGGCGAGACTAAGCCAGCAACTAACACTTCAGAAACAACTGAGTATGATTTTGATGATGATTTTTATATTTAAAGGTAGTAACTAATGGCGATACAAAGAAGAGCACCGGCAAGAGAATCCCTAGGAAAGGGATTAGGTAGCGGTGTACACATGGCCAGAGTAGTAAGCGTTATGGATCCTACCTTTAACGGTAGACTGAGAGTAACACTGCTCAAGGATCAGGGTAATGATATGGGTGATGATAATCAAACCTATATTTTAAACTATGCTTCGCCGTTCTTTGGCTATACGCCTTTTGAAGCAATGGGCAAGAACAATAATGATTTTAACGATACGCAGAAATCTTACGGAATGTGGTTTGTTCCACCTGATGTAGGTGTTACAGTTTTGTGTGCCTTTGTTGACGGTGACCCTTCGGAAGGGTATTGGTTTGCTTGCCTACCTCCTTCTTTTGCTAATCACATGGTTCCTGCAATTGCTGGAACTGAGCAGGTAGATCTAACGGCCGCAGATGCAGACAAGTACGATACTGATAGAGCATTGCCAACAGGAGAGATTAATAAAAGATACAATGCAGATGATCCTGAAAAAAATCCTGAAAAAATAAAAAAGCCTGTACATCCTATTGCAGACAGATTTTTAGAACAAGGAACTCTAGAAGACGATGTAAGAGGAACAGTAACATCCACTAGTCGTCGACAAACACCTAATTCGGTCTTTGGAATTTCAACTCCTGGTCCTCTTGATTGGAGAGATGGATCCAAGAGAATGAATACAGGTCCCACACAAAATCAATCTCTAACAGGTATTGCAGTTAGCAGATTAGGTGGAACACAATTTGTAATTGATGACGGAGATGATCGCTATATAAGAAATACTGATGCTGGTGCAGGTCCTGTAAAATACATTGACGTTATTAACGGAGAGGATGCAGTTACTGGAGAAAAAACTAACTCTAAGGGTCGTCCTGATATTCCTTACAATGAACATACAAGAATTAGAACTAGGACCGGACATCAGATATTATTACACAATTCAGAAGATTTAATTTATATTGGCAACTCGAAAGGTACTGCCTGGGTAGAATTAACATCCAATGGTAAGATTGATATCTATGCCGCAGATAGCATTAGCATTCATACAGAAAATGATTTAAATATCAAGGCTGACAGAGACATCAACATAGAAGCCGGTCGAAATATTAATATGAAGGCAACGGCAGAATATGCTTCGCCTTCAACCCTGCATAGAAGAGATGATGACGGTAATCCTATTCCTAAGATACAGGATGATGCAGAATTTGAAGCAGGAAGAATACAAATCGAAAGTGCGTTTAATACAAATATTTTAATTGGCGCTAATGGTAAAATAGAAACTAGGAATTATGAAAATGCCGAAGGTGTTCCTACCGACGGCGACCTGGACATCAGCGTGATAGGTAGCACAAGATTTTCTACGGGATACGGAATTGTTGCTCCGCATGATTACGAAGTAAAAGTTTTTGGAGATACACTAATTAAAACAACCGGCAATTTAGATCTTAACACCGAAGGAAATAATGCTTACAGTGCCGGTGGAACAACAGATATTCTAAGTGGTGGAAACCACACAGAAACTGCTGCACAGATACACATGAATGGTCCGCAGGCAAGACAAGCAGAAGAAGCAGTTATAGCAAATACGATTACTGATCTTCATTTGCATACTAATCTGTTTACAAATCCAGATAAGGGTTGGCCTAAACTTAGATACTTAGACGGAAAGATCAAGTCAATAATGAAGAGAGTTCCTATGCACGAACCTTGGGCATTGCATGAAAATAATTCACCTGCAATACAAAGTACTTCGTTCACTGACAGGGAACTAGAGGAAGAATAATATGAAGAAGATATACAATCAAAAAGCAGTAGCAGTTGACAAGGCATCTGTTGGTAATTCTAATAGCGGAGCGTTCACATACAAGGGATTCAGCTCTAAAAACAAGGAAAAAGGTTTCAAACTGTATGATATAGACTTGGTTAAACAAGACATAATAAATCATTTCTATATCAGAAAAGGAGAAAAGTTAGAAAATCCTAGTTTTGGAACCATTATATGGGACATGATCTTTGAACAGTTTACTCCTGAGGTTAAAAATTTAATAGCAAAAGACGTAGAAAATATCATAAACTACGACCCTAGGGTAGTAGTACAAGCGGTGAGTGTTGATAGCACAGAACAGGGTATGCGAATTGAAGCAGAAGTTGTTTACATACCATTTAATATTAACGAAAGGATGACCTTTGACTTTGATAGAAATAACTCGGTAATAAACTAAGCAGTTAATTAAACGGGCTAAATATTACAATAGGAAATAGCAAATGAGCACCACATCGAGACAGAACAATTTAATACTAAACGAAGACTGGAAACGAATCTATCAGACGTTTAAGAATGCGGATTTCAAGTCATACGACTTCGAAAACATCCGCAGGGTGATCATTACCTATCTCCGAGAGAATTATCCAGAAGATTTTAACGATTATATCGAAAGTTCAGAATATCTTGCTCTGATCGATGCTATGTCTTTTCTTGGACAGAGCCTAAGTTTCAGACTTGATCTTGCTTCGAGAGAAAACTTTATTGAATTAGCGGAAAGAAAGGAAAGCGTTCTACGAATTGCAAGAATGCTAGGATACAATGCTAAACGAAACCAAGGAGCATCTGGACTACTAAAATTTAATTCAGTTACAACAACAGAAAATATTATAGACAGTAATGGAAGAAACTTAGCCCAACAAACTGTGAGATGGAACGATCCTACAAATACCAATTGGGCTGAACAGTTTATTTTAATTTTAAATTCTGCTATGACTGAAAACACAGAGTTTGGTAGAAGCCAAGGCAGTGACACAATACAAGGAATTCCCACAGAACAGTATCGTTTTAGATCAACAACAACGGATGTTCCATTGTATACATATACCAAGTCAGTTGCTGGTCGAAACATGACATTTGAAGTTGTTAGTACTTCCTTTAAGGATTCTGAAGAAATTTATGAGGAAGCACCCACTCCAGGAAATCAACTAGGATTTGTTTATAGGCAAGATGGAAAGGGTCCTGGAAGTTCAAATACTGGTTTCTTTTTACAATTCAAACAAGGAAGTTTAGAACTTGCAGATTTTAGTATTGCTACTCCTACAACGAATGAATCTATATCAGTTGAAAGCAGCAACATTAATAATGACGATGTTTGGTTATTTGGATTAAACAGTGCCGGAGGACAAACATCCGAATGGACACAAGTAAGTAATCTAGTTGGAAATAATATTGCATATAATTCAGTTCTTGGAAATGTGAGAAATATCTACGCAATTTCAACACAGCAAAACGATAGAATTGATTTGTTGTTCGCTGACGGTGTTTATGGAAACCTACCACAGGGAAGTTTCAGAGTTTATTATAGAGTAAGTAATGGTTTAGAATATTCCATCTCTCCGACCGAAATGAGAGGAATCTCAATAGATGTGAATTATATTAACAGTGCCGGAGTTGGACATACACTAACAATCAACTTAGGATTACAATACACTGTTAATAATGCATCGGCAACTGAATCAACAGATACTATTAGAACAAATGCTCCTGCACTTTATTATACACAAAACAGAATGATCACAGGAGAAGATTATAATCTTGCTCCGTTGGGTAGTTCTCAGAATGTTCTAAAGGTAAAAGCAATCAATAGAACATCTAGTGGAATCAGCAGAAATTTTGATATCATTGATGCTAGTGGAAAGTACAGTTCTGTTAATGTTTTTGCAGACGATGGATATATCTATAAAAATGAAAATGAAAGATTGCTTAATTTTAAATACACCAGCAAAACTGATATTATTAACTTCATAAGAAATAATATCGAAGGAACTTTTTCAGATACAGATTTATATAATTTTTATCTAACAAAATTTGAAAGAGTGTTGTTTAGTGAAACAACAACTGTCTGGGAAGCAATTACCAATGATACTAATATCGGAACTGGTTACTTTAAAAACACAGTTGACAATGCATTATTAAAGGTAGGAACTTATGCTACTAACACTTTAAAATATTTAACTGTTGGAGCCAACATTAAGTTTACAGCACCGGCAGGATACTCCTTTAAGAAAGGATCGTTGGTTGTAACAAACAGTAATGATATTGAACAGACTGATTACATTTGGACCAAAGTAGTAAATGTTGTAGGAGATGGAACTAATGCAGGTCGCGGAACGTTGGATACAGGTCTTGGTCCGATTACTTTTAATGAGAATGTACCAAGCGGTTCCATTGCAACTAGTATTGTGCCTAAGTTTGTTAATGATCTAAGCACAGCATTAGAAACTGAAATGACTAATTTAATCTTTGCAGGATTAAATTTTGGTTTAAGATATGATACTGCAACCACTGAATGGAAAATAATTCAAAGCCAAAATTTAGATACAACAAATAATTTTAGTCTAGGTAAGGCAGGAGACACGACTAGTGTAAATTTAGATGCTTCGTGGCTAATGGCTTTTATCAAAGATAACGATCAATATATTGTTAGGATAAGAGTACTTGACTACATCTTTGGTAGCGTGTCGCAGAACAGATTTTACTTTGACAAGAATGAAAGAGCTTACAATAATGTTACAGGTGAACTTGTCAAGGATATGATAAAAGTTCTGAATATTAATTCAACTATTAATTCTGCACAAAGTTTAAACAGAAATTATGATTTTGAAATTTCAGATACAATCGAATTTGATGATGGATATGAAAGTACCAAAGAAATTAAAATAGGATTTAGTGATTCTGACAACGATGGAGTTGTAGACGATCCTGATGCTTTCGTAAAAGTAGCAGGCGAAGACGTGAATCAAAATTATTTGTTCTTCCAGAGCACTGTAGATTCTTATGGAACAACAGTGTTCAACTTATTTGATAATTCTAACAATACTATATTGATTGCAGAAAAAGAAACTTTAATTAATGTAAATGATTATAACGACGGACAGTTAATTTATTTTACTGATGTTTCGGAAAATAGAGTTAAAAGAGTAGATAGAACAACCAATACATTGGTATTACAGAGTAACTATCGAGCAAACATCGGAAGAAGAGATATTAAATTCCAATACACTCATGCAGCAAGCGAAGATAGAAGAATAGATCCGAGTGTTACAAACATTGTTGATTTATATCTATTAACTAGAAATTATGATACAGATTTTAGAAATTATCTTGCTGGTGCAATTGACGAACCAGAGGCACCGACAACTGATGCTTTGAGAATTGAATTTGGTTCAACACTAAACAGTATCAAAGCAATAAGCGATGAGATTGTTTTTCATCCAGTAAAATACAAAGTGTTGTTTGGTCAAACAGCAACACCAAAATTACAGGCACAATTTAAGGTTGTTAAAAACCCAGGAAAGACAATTAATAACAACAACCTGAAAGTAAGAATTGTTAACGCAATTAATACTTTCTTCGATATCAACAACTGGGACTTCGGTGATAGATTTTACCTAAGTGAATTAACAACATTTGTAATTAATACTGTTTCTCCGGATGTCACTAATTTTGTTATACTACCGAGACAACAAGATCAGGGATTCGGAAGTTTATTTGAAATCCAAGGAAAGCCAGACGAAATTTTTGTAAGCGGTGCGACAGTTGATGATATAGAAATTGTATCTAGTATTACCGCTGCTGAAATTAATGTTGGCTCAGGCACAGTAGTGAGTAATACCTAATGGCTGATAAAAAATATCCCAAAAGTGATTTACCAATTAGAAAGTCTATAGACCTTCTACCAAATACTTTTAGAACAGATCCTAATGACAAATTTTTATCTGGCGTTGTTGATCCTTTTATTCAACCCGGCGCCCTAGATAAACTTTCTGGATATGTTGGAAAGCGTTATGGAAAGACATTTAATGGCAATGATGTTTATCTTGATACTGATCAAACACTAAGAAGTCGTTATCAATTAGAGCCAGGTGTTACGGTTGAAAAAGATCAAAACTTACGAAAATTTTATGATTATCTAGATCTTAAAAATATGATTAAGTTCTTTGGTAATGATATCGATAGAGACGACAAGATAACATACCAAGAACATTATAGTTGGAATCCTCCGATTGATTGGGACAAGTTTATCAATTATAGTGAATACTATTGGATGCCTGCTGGGCCACCTTCTGTGGCAGTGCAAGGACAAACACAATCAGTACAATCGACATACAAAGTTAATCAAGGAATAGGATCGACTTGGGTTTTCACACCGGACGGCGTAACAAATAATCCAACTATTACTTTATATAGAGGACAGACTTATAATTTTGATATTAATTCTCCTGGAGAGCCTTTTGTATTAAGAACTAATTATGACACAGGATCATTAAATTATGAT